TCTTTTTTTTAATTACCGACAACATCAATGAGCCAGTTCGTTGGCACATAGAAGATATCATTAATTATTCTTTTGAATTTTTGGGAAAATGTCTAGCTGAAAACCAATCTCGTTGCCTTTCCCATAAGCGTTTTTTGTATCTTTTGAGTAGACAACCTTTTCAATCAAACTCTTAAGCATTTTATTCTTCGATTCCGTGTCAAGGCTCCAATAATTATCAAGCAACTCTTCGCAACGCGGGATAAAATCCGACCGTTGTTTTATAATGTTCTCGCCATGTTTGATTTCTTCTTTTAATTTTTCTATAGTATCGGAGCATGACTGGATAGATGCGGATATTGTTTTAGCACGTTCAAGAAAAACCTCTGTGGTGTAGATACCCTGTTCAAGCAGATCATATTGTTTCGCCTTCTGAGAGTTTAAGTTTTTCAGCTCGTTTTCTTTTTCGTGTATGAGATTCTGCTTAGAAGTTATTCCGCAATCAATATCCTTTGAAGATATATTAATATCATTGTTTAACTTATATTCCTCCACAATCTCCCTAATTCCATCAATCACAGCTTTTTCAACCAGAGGCAACTTGCTACTTACTGTGGGGCAAGACGTATATGGACACATGAGGGTATCTTCCTGTCCGCGCTTTTGATAAGGACGGCGAACCATGGCGCGACCGCATTTGCTGCAATAGACAATTCCGGCAAGTGGATTACGAATCGAGTTTGCTATACTAACTGGTCGAGGTGGGTTCTTTTTTCGTATTTCCTGTACGGAGTTAAACAGGTCCTCCGATATAATAGCCGGATGCAATCCATCACAAATAAGAGTATCTTTTGATCGTGGGCGTGTCTTAATTACTTGACCATTCTGTATAGTCTTCACTGTTTTTCTCCCATTCCATCGGATTTTCCCGATGTATACCGGATTTGTCAGAATTCCCTGTATACTGGCAGGAGTCCAGTCGCCGCCCAGTGCAGATTCTATTCCCATTTCATTTAATTTCCGTGCAATCTTCGCGACTCCAATTTGTTCGCAGCCATCACCGGCATACCAGGTGTAGATCATTTTTACAATCTCAGCCTGAGCCGGAACAGGTCGGAGAGTATAGCCTTTTTCTTTTTCGAGCTTAACTCTTTCGTATCCGTAAGGTGGTTTGTTACCACAGTATTTCCCTTCTTTTATTGATGAGATCCTTCCGGCATTCAGACGGCGCTTGACGGTTTTGTATTCTCGGCGGCTCATGAATAGCCCAAACTCAAAATACTCTTCATCAAATTCGTTGTTTGGGTCATATATTTTTGTTGGGGTAATAATCTTCGTATCGGAATATTGGAAAGCCCTGGACACAACGCCTTGGTCTATAGTATCACCTCTGGCGAGACGTTCTACTTCCACAACCAGAACTCCATCCCACATACCGGATTCTACTTCGTGGAGAAGCTGCTGCATAACAGGACGGTCGGCGATAGTTTCTCCCGATACCACTTCGCGGTAAATAGCGCCCACGATGTACTCTTTTTTCTTTGCGAGATCTAACAGGATCCGTTCATGTCTGGCGAGGGTTTCACCCTCTCCATGCGCTTCAGCTTCCCGATCAGCTCTGGATTTCCTTAGATAGATGCATACTGATTCATTCATTTTATCATTCTCCTTTTTTTTAACTTGTGCGATAATCCAGGAGATGATATAATCATAGTGTAGGTAAGATTTTCTCCGAGATTATCTTATTTATTAAACCGGTTCCTGTTGGTCGCAGGAGCCGGCTTTTTTATTATTTATTCTATTTCATCAATATCAAGAGAATATCCAAAGACTTCTCCAACATCTGTACATTTCCCTTTTAAAGTAACTGTCTCTCCTTTGGTCATGGAAGCTACTTTTGTTTTTTGTTCATCATTTTTTATGTAGCATTGAACTCCGATAATCTCAAAGTCTCCATCAGCCATCAAGTTAATATACTTTCCAGAAGCGTCAATGTTTGTAAGTTTTCCAGTAATCTCAAGATATTTATCTTTGTATTTATCAGATGCTCCCATGGCATTGTTATCAAGATCTGCCATCATATCATTAACGGAAACAGTGGTATACTCGATCGGTGCAGCTTCTTTCTTTTCTGAAGAAGTAGCCGTTGTTGCACTTTTACCTGATTCCGAATCACTTTCACCCGCTACAGCTCCGATGATCGCTCCGACAAGGATTATCAGCACAACCCATTTGAGCTTTCCACCTTTTAATTTCTTTCGGCACTGCGGGCATACTTTAGCGTCCGCCGGAATCTCTGTTTTGCAATACTTGCATTTCTTAGTTTTCTCTGTACTCATACTACAGTTCCTCCTTATACTTTTGAGTTGATTCTAGCACATATTGTAAAGTTTTAGAATATTTTTGTTAAAATTTTTGTTTCGAAATTTGTCGGATTTATTTAAAACAGTGTAAAAATGTGCTATTATATACATCATGTAAAGTTGTTTTTGTCTAAAAAAAGAGGCGGTATTTTGAAATTAGCCAAAAAAGTTATAATTTTTGTCGGAATAATATTGATAATCAGTTACATAGTTCATGTTCCGAGTCGGACACGCAATCTCTCATGTAAAAATTCTACGGTCAGCCTTGTCCGGCAATCTAGCAGACATTCTACAGTCAGAAGGAGCGTTCCTAACCAGATACAGATTATTTTTGTGCTGCTATACCGTATAATTCCACGTAAAACGCATTTTATATTCGATAGTGCGAATATTTTCTTTGCAATTACGCACATTCTGGTTTATCACTGGCAGTTAGCAAGGAGGGATTTGTCTGCCGATGCCGTTTTATCGTACCAAAGATAATGTAAAAGAGAACAAATGTTTTTGGACGGTAGGAGGTATAATATGGATTACAAGAAAGAAATTATTGAAATGATACAAAAGATAGAAAACAGATGTTGGCTGAGGTCAATATACATTTTCATAAAAACATTAATCGGTTAAAAAGAAAAGCCAAGGGTTTGCGCATTGCCCTTGGCTATTTTCTTATTTCTTTTCGTAAATTGTGTCTAAGAGTTTTTCTAAGTTATCCCATCCGGAATCATCCAGCTTTGCCAGAGCATTGATGAGACGGTATTTAAAATCATCATCACTAGACTTTAGAACATTTCCAAACAGCTTAGAAATTTCATCGTTTTTGTTCTCTGGAACGAACATACTTCCTTTTCCTGTTCTGAGCCATTCTTCACTCACTCCAAACTCTCTGCATATAGATTTGATAACAGCATCTGTTGGATTTCTTAAACCAGTTTCATAATTAGTAATGGTATTTCCCTTTACTCCAATTATGTCTCCAAATGCTGTCTGAGTGAGCTTCTGGGATTTGCGCACTTGTTTGATTCTGTCTTTCAATTTTCCTCACCTCCAATGATAATATATCATAAAAAACTCACAAAGTCAATATTTAGTGTTGACATATAACTCACATCGTGATATTATAAACTCACAAAGCAAGGAGGTGACAACAAATGTTCCACAGAACACCGTCAAAATATGACAACATGACAAAATGGGAAATTCTGGATTCCATAAACAGTGACCCTCATTATTCACATGGGAAAATGGCTAGACAAGCACACAGAGCGTTGCGCAAGTATGGTGACGGATTACCAATCATTTACAGATATCCGAATTTCCCTTATTTGTTATCTGCATTTGCTGGAGGGTTCTCAGCTGTGACCGTATTCATTTTGTTTTCGTCAATGTAAACATTGATTACCTGTCCAGATTTGTACAGCGCAAATAAGCTAATTACGATGGCAACAATGGACAGAGCAACAGGGATATACCACCGTCTGCGGTCTCTTACATAAGAATCATAAAAAGCTTTTCCAGCTGACTGAATGCAGACAATGGTTGGTGTGATTCTTGAATCGGTATCTTCTTTACTGTATTTAATGAACCCGCGTTTCCCAAGATATTCTATTTCTCCTTTTTCCGAATTGGAAAAATCAGACAACGGTATATCAGCTTTATAAAGACGTTTTAACAATTTGATTTGTGAACCAGAAATTTCCATAACATCTCTCCTTTCACAGGAGAGTATACCACAAGAAAGGAGTGAGCGCATGTCAGAAAAAGAAAAAAGAATCATTGAAAAGCTGAAAGATGCGATTCCTAATATGTCAGAGTTTGACAAAGGATACATTCTTGGTAAGACGGAAAGTTTTTCCGAGAATAAACCAGATGATTCCGGCAAGGCGCAGAAAGAAAGTTCATAAGTTTCTTGAACCAAGGTTGCCAGAAGTTAAGTAGAAAGGAGTGTATGAAGATGGAAAGAAAATCAATCGCCGGACTTACAGACTATGCTTTAGAGATGCTTGGATATGATAAAGAAAAGATTCTCAAGGCAGTAGAAAATTGCGTAATGGCAATGGGAGAATTGACAATCGCAGAAAGCAAAGTTGCCCGTAAGCATCTGGACTCCGTTATGGAAGAAATGTATAAGCGGAGTCAAGACACCTTAATAAATACTATTCAGCCTCGTTTATAATCTTGTTTTCATGAACGACAAAATTATAAGCATAGTTATAGGCTTGTACATACTGGTTGGACAGTGACAGTACATCAGAAGAATCAACTTCATCTTCGCTGTTTAATTTAGTAACTTGTGCAGCTGCTTGGATATAAGCTAAAGCAATATTGTGTGCTGCCAGTTCTGGATTGATAGTACGGATTTCTGAAAGTTCACTGTAACTTAAACCAAAATTATCGGGCATAGCAAATTCCTCCTTTCCAAAGGAGAGTATAACACGAAATTTTATCAGCAGAAAGGAGAAAGGCGTGAAAAAATCAACCAGGAAAAAGATCCGTTCTCTTGAAAAGAGAATATCAGATATTGAGTCACAACTTCAATGTCCGCAAGCTACTTTTACATGTCAATTGGTTACTCCAAACGACATTTTAGCCCAGATTCTTCAAGAGAGTCAATATCAAGATCATAAATATGAGCTTCGAGCTAATCTGAATGGCAAGACATTATTTGAGAAGAAGACGGAAAGTTTTTTCTGAGAATAATCTGGAGCAAGAATCAGATAAGAAAGAAGCTGTAACTTCACAGTAATTAAGGAGGAAAACATGAAGAAATTTGAATTAACATCAGAAACCAAAATTAACATTTTCGGAAAGAAACTTTTCCGAATCAAAGCACTCATTTCGTTTGGAAACGTAGAAGCCGGAGAAACTGGCGGATGGGTAGAAAAAGAAGAAAATGTAAATCAGTCCGGCGATGCATGGGTGTCCGGCAATGCAGAGGTGTCCGGCAATGCAAGGGTGTCCGGCAATGCAGAGGTGTCCGGCAATGCAATAGTGTCCGGCAATGCATGGGTGTCCGGCAATGCAAGGGTGTCCGGCAATGCAATGGTGTCCGGCAATGCAATGGTGTCCGGCAATGCAGAGGTGTCCGGCAATGCAGAGGTGTCCGGCAATGCAATAGTGTTCGGCAATGCAGAGGTGTCCGGCGATGCATGGGTGTCCGGCAATGCATGGGTGTCCGGCAATGCAATGGTGTCCGGCAATGCAGAGGTGTCCGGCGATGCATGGGTGTCCGGCAATGCAGATTACACAACTATTCGTGGATTCGGTACTCAATTCCGCACAACTACATTCTTCAGATGCAAAGACAAACAAGTCAAAGTATCTTGCGGCTGCTTCTATGGAACAATTCCAGAGTTCCGTGAACAGGTTAAAAATACCAGAAAAGGCAAAATCGCCGAAGAATACTTGATGATTGCCGATCTCATGGAGAAACATTTTGCAGAAGAAGCAAAATAGAAGAAGCATCATAATCTATCGTAGAAAGGAGAGATTCTTATGGCAGTAATTAAAACAATAAAAAATGAATCTGGCGGGATAATCAGAATACATGATGATTACTGCAAAGACAACACGGCTGAGGACAATCAAAGGATTGTCGATGAATGTTCGAGAATTATCTTGGACTATTACAGAAGAAAAGAAGCAAATTTGGCATAAGCGCCCCGGAGGGAGTCACAACCTCCACCCCGGAGCAGTAAGCCACTAAACCAACCTTAGTGGATACAGGTAAATTATAATCCTCTATCCGCTAAAAAGTCAATATTAAGCGAGAGGAAAATAACATGGAAAATAAAAAAAATGAAACAAACAATGAAAAGATTACATGGAACGATTTGGAAACAATGCTAGCTACCGAAATCGTGAAAAAAGCAAAAAGAGAGACTAAGAAGTGGTTCAGTGCATGGCTTTTGACTGCCGCGCTGTTAATCATTACTAATATCTTCTGGTATATTGCTTACAGTCTGTAATCTTTTTTCCTTTTGGAGGGAAAAGAATGAAATCACCTAGACAAAATAGAAAGGATATCGTAGTCAGTGCGATTATTGGGATTCTGCTTACTTTTCTTCCGGTGTGGATGTGGGAGAAGAACTTGCAGCAAGTTCTGGCAGGTATTGTATTTGCACTGTTTACGTATTTAGCACTGCTTTAAGAAAGGAGAACGAAAATGTTTGAAAAAGAAATCAAAGAGCTTTTTGAATTAGCATGGAGAGTTTCAAACGAAACAGATTATTTTGTTTCGTTTTACATCACTTCGCACGTGCATCTTTGCGATATCGACATTATGAATTCAAAGTGGGATCCGAACAGGAAAAAGGATGGAAATTACACAATCTACTTTGATAGTAAACTGCTTAAGAAGGAATCAGCTGAGCAGTGCAAACTTGCAAAAGCACATCTTCTTAGACTCTTAATAGACGGGAGGTGTCCGCTAAATGTTGAATCAGATGGAGTTGAAGCTCCTGCCGACAATGGAACTGATAACAACGGCGAACGAGCTTCTGACGGAGCTGAACAGACGGAAAGAGTACATTCTTGATTGGGAAAATCCGGACATGTATCTGAATCACCTCGAGTATCACTGTGCCGGCGGAGTATTTTCGAATGGCAAAAAAAATCCGGTGAGAGGGGATGGTTCTGACAATGTGTATTGCTTTTTTAAGGCGGTGTAAACATGGAAGAGCGCATTAATGAGATTGTTAGATTGATTGACACTCAGCTTGCTATTGTGCCAGATAATCCGATAGAGGAATCATACAAGGCAAGGACATTGGCAAGCTACGTACAAGCCTTAAATGGGCTTTTAACGGCTCAAAAATCATATAAGGAGGAAAGTATCAATGAGTGATTTTGAAATCCGTATTCCGGCGAGAAAGAAACAGCCTGCAACTGATAAGGATAATCCGGTCGTGAAAGTATCAACAGACGCATACAACGCACTGGTTGAGATTTATAACGAATCAACTTTATCTATGAAAGATATCGCAAGTTTGCTGATCGTTGAGGGCAGCAAGTATGTAGTGTATGACAAGGAGGAATAACAATGGCAACACCAGTATTGATTATTGGAAAATCTGGATCCGGCAAAAGTACTAGTCTTAGAAACTGTCAGAATTCCGATTGGAACCTTATCAGAGTATTAAATAAGCCGCTTCCGTTCAAAGGAAAGATTGACGGATGGTTTACAGATGATTACCAGCAGGTAATGAAATGCCTGATTGCATCAAAAGCGGATTCTATTGTGATTGATGATGCTGGATATCTTATCACCAACCACTTTATGAGAGGACACGCTTCTGCCGGAAAAGGCAATGCAGTATTTTCACTTTACAATAACATTGGTGATTATTTCTGGAATCTTATCCAGTTTATAGTTACGAAAGTACCGCAGGACAAAATTGTATATATGATGATGCACGAAGAAAAGGATGATTCTGGAGATGTGAAACCAAAGACCATAGGAAAGCTACTTGATGAAAAAATTTGTTTGGAAGGTCTTTTTACCATCGTTCTTCGCTGTATTGAAGAAAGCGGAAAACACTTATTTGTCACTCAGTCCAGCCAGGGAGCAGTAAGTAAGTCTCCGATCGGAATGTTTGACAGTTTAACTATTGATAATGATCTCGCAGAAGTAGACAAGATCATTAGAGACTATTACGAATTAGGAAAAGGAGAAAACAATAATGCAGAAACCAAATAGCTATGACACAACACAGGCAGCAGGAGAATTTGAACCGATTGCTCTTGGCGGACACAAGATGGTTATTAAGCAGGTATCAGAGAAAAAATCCCAGGGTGGACTTGATATGCTTGTTATCTTGTTTGATTTCGCAGAAGGAGACGAACAGGCGGGCTACTTTATGAAGCAGTTTGAAAATGACATTCGTCCGGACAAGAAATATCCGAATGCCGGCACTAACTATATGGTTATTGATGAGAGTGTAGACTATGGCGTTCGTAATCTTAAAACATTTATTACATGCGTAGAAAAGTCAAATCCGGGCTTTGCTGTTAAGTGGGGCGATAACTTCGGACAGCAGTTCAAAGGTAAGCTGATTGGAGGCATCTTTCGTCTGGAGAAAGACTGGTACGACAACAGAGAAGTAAAACGTCACAAACTTGCATGGTTCCGCAGTATTGAAGGAATTAAGGATGCGGACATCCCAGAAGAGCGCACCACAAAAGCCTATGACGATCATCTGAAGGAAGAAGCTATCATGGGAGCGAATCCGGCAGGTACTGACTTTATGAATATTCCAGACAGTGTACAGGAAGAACTTCCATTCAATTAAAAGGATGTGTTTTTAATGGTTATACAAGTAGACACAAGGGAACATAAATCAGAATGGGAACGGATTCAGAATCAGTTTGACAGCCTTGAAGTACAATATTTCCGATCAAAGTTATACTGCGGAGACTATCAATCTTTGGACAATGCAAAGCTCTGTATTGACCGCAAAAAGGATTTGCAGGAGTTATGCGGAAATGTATGCCAGCAGCATGAAAGATTCAAAGCGGAGCTGATTAGAGCGCGTGAAGCAGGTATACAGTTAATCATCCTATGCGAGCATGGTCCAGATATTAAATCTGTTGGTGATGTGTATTTTTGGGAGAATCCCCGAAAACATAAAGTTATCTGGAGAACTGTAAACGGCAAGAGAGTAAAGACTGTGATATCTGACAAGGCTGTTGACGGCTGCCAGCTATATAAATCTCTATGTACGATCAGAGATAAATACGGAGTCCAATTTGAATTCTGTACAAAAGAAGAGACTGGACGGCGAATCTTGGAGTTGCTGTCATGACTAAGGAAGAAATCAAACAGTCAGTGAAAATGCCGGAAATTCTTTCCAGATATGGACTGAAACCGAACAGAGCGGGATTTATATGTTGCCCTTTTCACAAGGAAAAGTCAGCATCCTGCAAAATCTACGATGATTCTTTCTACTGTTTCGGCTGTGGAATCGGCGGTGATGTGTTTGATTTCGTGATGCAATACGAATCCGTTCCTTTTAGTACTGCATTTATTGAACTGGGCGGTACTTATGTATCAAAAAAAGGTAAAAGCCGCAACCAGATCAGACATGAAATGAGAGATATCAAATCAAAAAAATGCAATCCCGCTCAGGATCCCAGCGAACTTGAACAGGTAGAAAAGAACATGTTTATGTACGAAACAGCACTAAAAACTTTCCCTCCTGGTTCAGAAGAGTGGTATATGTGCCAGTTCAACCTTGAAAAAGAAAAAAGCAGATATGAAATATTATCAGCTAAGGCAGGAGGTGAGAAGCATTCTTGAAAATATTGAAAATTTGCAAGCAAATGATTTTATGCAGAAGAAGTTATATGAAGAACTTTTTGCGATAAAAAGTAAAATCGACCGCTCGGAAGTTAAATTTAAGTTGATGGACAGAGCAAAGAACGTAAGAGTAAAAAGCATAGCCGAGGAATTCATAAAAGAATTCCAGAAAGCAGAGCAGGAAAAGGAAAAAGAAGAAAAAGCAAATCGTTCTATGCAGTTGGTTGAAAACATCACAAATTTCTATCCTGATTCTGTTGATAAGGAATATCCTAATATGGCTTGTGGCAGCTGGATAGCTACAGAGAACGGAATATTTTCCTCTGAAACATCTAAGGCAAGAGAACTTGTATGTCACCACCCGATCATGCCGATACGTCGGCTAAAAAACATCGAGACAGGAGAAGAACAGATCACTGTAGCATTTAAGAGAGATGGCTACTGGACAGAAATAACTGTTCCAAAAATTGACATTGTGACTTCCAGAGCAATAACTAATCTTGCAAGGTTCGGGGTGCAGGTCAACTCAGAGAATGCAAGGCTTCTCGTAAAGTATCTGGCGGATGTTGAAATGTACAATGCCGATATGATCGACATACAGCACTCTACAAGCAAGTTAGGGTGGCATGGCAATGTATTTGTGCCTTACGACCTTTCAATTGTTTTTGATGGCGAATACCGCTTTAAAACACTATTCCAAAGCATACAGGAAAATGGAGATTACTTCAAATGGGTAACTCTGGCTAAGCAGCTACGGTCATGTGGACGATTAGAACCGCGAATAGCACTGGCAGCATCTTTTGCGAGTGTTCTTATACAGCCGCTTGATGCGCTACCGTTCATCGTAGATTTCTACGGACAGACAGGTGGTGGAAAGACAGTAACGATCAATATAGCGGCATCAGTTTGGGGAAATCCTGCGCCGGGAGCTTACGTTGGAAACTTTCGGTCAACAGATACATCATTAGAGACAAGGGCGGACATGCTCAATAATTTCCCGATGATTCTGGATGATTCAAAGAACGTTTCTCAGTATATCCGGGATAACTACGAAACATTGATCTACAATCTCTGTTCCGGCAAAGGGAAAGGAAGGTCAAATAAGGACCTCGGAGCAGCTAAGGAAAATACATGGAGTAATGTGACTATTTGTAACGGCGAGAACCCTATTTCGGAATTTGCAGATTCCGGTGGAGCTATCAATAGAATTATTGAAATTGAGTGTTGCGAGGATATTTACGAGAATCCAGCAGAGATTAACGGCATTGTCGTGAAGAACTACGGGTTTGCTGGAAGAGTATTTGTCGGGAATCTCAAACAGTTCACATCGGATGATCTGAAAGAAATGAAAGTTGAAATTGAGAAAGGTTTTGACGGATATGACTTTCCGGCAAAACAGGTCATGGCTATATCTACACTTCTGCTGGCTGACAAATTAGCTACAGATTTCATATTTAAGGATGGACGTGAGCTGACGGTTGAGGACGTTGTAGACATACCTACACGCAAAAAAGACGTATCTGAAGGACAGAGGTGTTATGAATTCATTCTTGAAAGTCTTTCCGTGTACGGGCAGCACTTTGATGCTCAATTCAGTTGCGATCAATGGGGATTCAAGGAAACACCAGATGAGTATGGAGATGTATATGTATATTTTTATCCGAAACCTTTTGAAAATCTTTTGAAAAATAATGGATTCTCCAGAAAAGCCTTTTCAGCCTGGGCGATTAATCGAGAATTAGTCAAACACACAGGGAAAAGAGATACGGTATTAAAAAGAGACGGGGGAAGTGTGATGAGGCTTATTGCAGTAAAGATTGTCGACATAAAAAATCTCGAAAACGAGCAAGAAAATGAGGTTGTTGAAACTGGCTTTCTGCCAACTGATGCCAAAACAAATGTTCCGTTTTCATAATTTGTAACCATGTAACCGTTGTAACACGAAAAAAAACGTCCTATAGGAGAAAGTTTGAGAGTGTATAAAAACCATACACTCTGGTGATTCTCCTATATAAAAACCTTGGTTACATTGGTTACACGGTTACACACCTCTGAAGCCCGCATAAAATAAGGGTTTGTGGCGTAACCAGTGGATTAAAAAAGCCGGTTACACACGGGTTACAAAATTAAAAAGTATATACAATTAGATTTATTATAACAAAATTAATTGAATATTGCAAAAATATTCAGTTGACATAATTATTACAAGGAGTGGTTACAAAATGAAAAAAGACGATCTCAATAAAAAGCAAAGATATGCATTAGATACAATGCTGTCTGGCAGTAATGTTTTTCTGACAGGTGATGCCGGAACGGGCAAGACTACTGTTATTCAGACTTTCATCGACGAAGCAGAGAAAGCCGGCAAAAGTATTCTGGTATCTGCCACTACCGGAATAGCAGCAGACAATATCGGATATGGGGCAACTACTGTACATCGAGCACTGAATATCTCAATTAAGTTTGAGGACTATAAGAAAAAAGTAAAATCCAGAGCTGAACTTCTGAAAGAAGCAGATATTCTCATCATTGATGAAATCAGTATGTGCCGGTTTGACCTGTTCAACATGATTGCAAAGACAATTATCACGGAAAACGAAGAGAGAGCCGTTGAAAGATTATTAGAAGACAGCGATAAGGAAGATGTACAACTTATCGTAATTGGTGACTTCTATCAGCTTCCCCCAGTAATTACGACAGATGATCGTAAAATCCTCTGCCGGATGTATGGATCTGATTATGGAAAGGGCGGAAAGTACGAACACGGATATGCTTTCATGTCTGAATACTGGAAAGAAATGGGATTTGAATATATCAAACTTGATGAGGTATGCAGGCAGAATGATGAGGGATTTAAGTATGTGCTGAATGATATTAAATATGGCGACAATATTAGAAAATCCATTGCATATCTGGAGAACAACGAATCAGATAAGGTTATACCGGAAGCACCGTTCCTGGTTGGAACAAATGCTGAAGCTGATCGGATTAATAATACTTTCCTCGAAAAGCTGGATAAAAAGACCGAAAAAGTGTTTCATGCAGCAGTTGACGGCGAACTAACATCTGCTGATATTAAGAACATTGCATTTGCCAAAGAGGACTTAATTCTTAACATCGGTGCAAAAGTGATGATTACAGTCAATGATCTGTCTGGAAACTACGTTAATGGAACGATTGGCATCATTCAGAAAATTGTGGAAAACGGAGAATTTGAAGAATCTTATCTGGTTATCAAGACTGATAAGGGCAAAACAGTTAGCTTATACAGATACAGTAAAGACATTGAGAAACAGGTTATTGAAGAATCTGAACAGAAAAAAGACGGTCAGAAAATCGTAAAAGAGAAGATTGTCCGCAAGAAAGTAGGCTCTTTCTCTCAGTTCCCGGTAAAACTTGCCTGGGCAATCAGTATTCATAAATCACAGGGACAGACATTTGAAAAAATCAACATTGACCCTTGCTGTTGGGATCCTGGACAGTTCTATGTGGCTGTTTCCCGGGCTAAATCAGCTAACGGCATACATTTTATCAGACCGATAAAACAGAGCTATATAAAGGCGTTTAGCAAGGATAACGAGCGACTTCTTGAACAGAGTTTTGAGGTAGAAGAAGGTGTATAAGTATGAGAGTGACGCACGAGCAGATACCGAACACCATAAAGTTTTTACAGATTGATTTTCCGGCACTGGTCCTCCAGACTGCCGGAATTGAGGCAAAGGATGAATACTGGCAGCAGGTAATTGAGCAGATACACGTTGTATCAGACAAATATAATAAAAACGGCTTTGTGGATCACATGCTTACAGCCTATGCGGATTATCTGGACAAGATGCATAAGAAAGCTAAAAATCTGAACAAGGAGAAAACCAATGAACAAAATGAAGGAGTATGAGCGAGGGAGAGAGGATGGCCTTGACCTGGCGCTCAGAATTGTTAGAGATGGTGGCGTAGAAGCGCTGGAGAGGGAAATAAAATTCCGGGGCATTACAGGAGTACATACCTCTTTAGCCAGTAAAAACCTGGATAAAGCTGCGCAGAAGATCAAAGAAATGACACTTGATACATTTACAATCTTTGAGATTCCGCATTAACGATTACGTGAGGTGTTATTGATGGGAAAATACAATACAGAGCGCAAACACAAAGAGGGACAGGAGATGTATAAAGCAGTATATCATTTTATCTTGAAATATTACCGTAAACACCACTACATGCCGTCTACAAGAAATATTGCAGATGGATTAGACATTTCAATGGCTACTGCCAGAAAACACTTTAATTTGCTCTTAGACAATGGATTGCTTGTTAGTGAAGATCCGACAGAGCAGAGGGCGTATAGATTGAGTTATTCAAAGGTGAAAACTGATGCATAAAGAATTGGTCAGAAGATTTGGAGTGTAAATATTATGGATTTAGAACAAAAAGCAATTGAAAGAATCCAGCTTGCGTCTGATCTCTCGTTGAAACATTATAACAAACCACTTGTATGTGAGTATTCCGGCGGAAAGGATTCAGATGTGCTTCTTGAACTATTCAGAATGTCTGGAATCCCGTTTGAAGTACATAACTCACATACCACTGTTGATGCACCGCAGACAGTAAGGCATATCAAGAATACGTTTTCTGAATTGACGGACAAAGGCATCAAATGCGAGATTGATTATCATGTGCAGGAAAACGGAAACCGTCTTACAATGTGGAATCTTATTCCAAGAAAACTAATGCCACCTACCAGAATTGTTCGGTATTGCTGTTCAGAATTGAAAGAAGGTGGGAATCCTAACAGAATGATTGCAACAGGCGTTAGATGGTCTGAAAGTAGCAAGAGAAGTAATAGAAGCCCATTTGAAGTATTAGGGCAGACAGCAAGTAAAAGTATTGGCGTTTCTGACGAAAAAATGCTTATCACCGATAATTGTGATACTCGAAGGTTGTTTGAAAATTGCCAGATGAAATCTAAAACAGTAGTCAATCCAATAATTGACTGGACAGATCAGAATATCTGGCAGTTCATTGGCGAGAAAAACATTCAAGTATGCGAACTGTATCAATGCGGATATAACAGGTTAGGCTGTCTAGGTTGTCCACTTGCATCAAAGAAACAGAGGGAAAAGGAAATGTACGATTTTCCAAAGTACAAGCAAGCCTATATACGTGCTTTTGACAGAATGATCGAGGAACGCAAGCGGCGCGGAAAAGATGTGAAGTGGAGTTGTGGCGAAGAAGTATATCTATGGTGGATGCAAGACAATAATATAGTTGGTCAGATGGAATTATCTGATTTTATTGAGTATTAAAATCATGTACCAACCGCACAATAGCGTGCCAGTTGCTTACATGGGCGAAAGTGAGGATGAAAAATGGATAAATTAAAACTTTGTCCGTTTTGCGGAGGAAAGGCAGAAATGCTGATTAATGAATATGAGGATTCGAGAAAAGAATATCTTGCAGCTTGTACAGAATGCGATAGAATGGTTGAGCGTTGGAGAAAAACAGAGGAAGAAGCCGTAGAACAGTGGAATCGAAGAGTAAGTGATAAGGAGGACGCAAAATGTTAATCAGAAGTCAGAACAAAAAGTATCTTGTAAGCACTAACAATATCATCTTCTATGTAATGGACAGCGAAGTTATCTGCTTTGGTATATCTGGTATTGAAGATAGCGACTATATAATTCTTGGACATTACGAAACGGAAACAAAAGCCATGAAGGTACTGGATATGATTCAGGAAGCCTATGAAGAATATAAAATTAATTGTACTTTTTTGACAGGATTTACAGGACAGCGAACAATTGTAGAATCAAACGATATTCGCGTCAATGGTTTCGAAGAACTTGTAAAAAGTTTTAAAAAGAATATGGTCTTTCAGATTCCAGAGGATAGCGAGGTGGAAGTATGAGCGACGAAATGACATTTGCACAGAACGAAGACGGCACATTTAGTGCATACGATGATACCTATGACATTACAATACATTGTGAGGCAGAAGAGGAGCAGAAGAAAGTTATTGAACGTTTAAGAGCCACCAACTGGATTCCGGTATCTGAAAAAATGCCGGATAAACGTGACTGGTGCCTTGCAGTATTCAGAGAATCAGATACAGAATATCAATTAATTCCAAGGGTTGCGGAGTTCGTGAATAGACCAGATGATGAGCATGCAACGGCTGATGGCTGGCATATTATAGATTTTTTTGAAGGGGCGAAAGAATATATAAAGTTGTTAAAATGTGTTGCGTGGATGCCACTTCCAGAGCTATATAAGGAGGACTGAATGGGATATTGTAAATTAGACTGCCCGGACGGTGAAACACAGTGCTGCATCTGCTGTACTAAGCAGGATTCCTGCCAGTGCAGATGTGATGATATGGACGGTTATGAATATGCGGAGGAGTGTGAAGATTATGAGGTTGATTAATGCAGATAAACTGAAAGAAGCAATTAATAGTTCTTTGAACACAGGGAGAGAAACATTTAGCCCGGAAATTATGTGTGAAGCTATTGACGAACAGCCGACAGCTTTTGATGTGGACAAGGTTGTGGAGCAGTTGGAAAATAGAAGCGCGTTGGCAAGACCAGTAGGATGGTCTAAAGCATATGAAATTATAATGCTGAAAGATGCAATCGAGATCGTGAAGGGCGGTGGAGTTGAATGAGAGGAACACTGATGCAAAGAGAATTTATTTGCGGTGACTGCATGAATTTTCTCCCGGACTTTCCAGATAATTACTTCGATGTGGCAGTTGTAGACCCACCATACGGAATCAAAGAACATGGCGGTAAGAATCGCAGTAAATATGTAAAGCAGAAAAATGGAAGTTCCATTTATGTTCCTGATTGCGGCTATAAGAATTATGGTTGGGATAATAAACCGCCAGATCGAGAGTATTTTAAACAGCTATTCAGAGTATCAAAAAATCAGATTATCTGGGGATGTAATTACTTTGATTACCCAATGGCAGGTGGCTTGATAATCTGGGATAAATGCAATGATGGTTCAGATCAATCAGACGCAGAAGTTGCTTACTGCAGTCTTACAAGAAGGGTTGACATTTTCCGCTATATGTGGAGAGGAATGTTTCAAGGAAAATCAATAATTGAAGGAACAATACAGCAGGGCAACAAAAGGCTGAACGAAAAGCGAATCCACCCAACCCAAAAGCCTGTAAATTTATATCGTTGGATATGTCAGAAATATCTGCAGAAAGGAATGAAGATTCTTGATACCCATGTGGGGAGCGGAAGTTCATTGATTGCCTATGAAGAATGTGGGCTTGAATATGTCGGGTATGAAATTAATGAAGATTATTACGATTCAGCTCAAAAACGGTTGAACGAGTTCAAATCACAATTAACATTATTTGATTTAGGAATGGAGGTGCCGGAATGAGTAAATCAGTATTAGTGATTGATACACCAAAAAGCTGTTACAACTGTCCATTTGGAACTGAATATTACGATATTTATATCTATAAGGGGAATTGTGAATTAGCTGAACATTTAGGAAAAATCATGACGTTGCTAACAGAAGAATACTACGGCTTTGAAAGTAAATCAAGACCCGAATGGTGTCCATTGAAGCCATTGCCGGAGAAAATGACCGGAGTAGTTCAAACAGATCACTGGAACAGCATAAAAGCAGGCTGGAATGGTTGTATTGATGAGATTACGAGAGGAAAATGATGCATGGCAATGAATATAAACGAAACCGTGAAAAAGTGCAATATTTGCGGACAGTGGGTAATTACAGAATATAAACCTGATTATCCGATACTTAATGACAGTTGCTTTAGGCATCCGAAAGAAATTTTTATTTGTCAAGAATGTAAAGAAAGATATAGGAGAGGTGAAATAGATGGAGAGATTAACACTTGACGATACGATAAAAGCACTTAGATGTGTTGCCAGTCAAGATACAGGAGGTGGTTGCTATGCAGACCACGAAAACTTCATACATATGGATGATGAGTATAAACGCATTGTCTGTGGAACTGGCAAGGATTTAAGAGATCCTATCAGCGACAAGGAAGCGGTTGGATGCCCGTATTATCAAGATACTTATGAATGTTGTTTTGAAGATGGAGGATTGTATTGGTTGAAAGATGTTGCAGAGCTGCTAGAAGAACTGAAATCTTATAAAGACTTAGAAGAACAAGGTTTACTTGTGAGATTACCCTGTAAGGTCGGAGATATGGTATGGGATAACGATTTTGGATATCCGGAATCGTATGAAATAAAAGCATTTTCATATGGATATTGTGACAGCTATGTAGAACCAGATATAGGAACAGAAGATGAAATTATATTTTATTACGAAAACTATACCGGTTCAATAACAGGAGCTTTTCCAATAAGCGAAATTGGTAAAACCGTATTCCTTACCCATAAGAAAGCTGAGGATAAGTTGGAGGAACTCAAAAATGAAATTTAAAGAATTTGTAAACTGGTGTAATGAAAAAGCCTGTGATGGATGTTGGGGAATGCTAGAAGCAATAGCGTGTATTAATTTAATAAATGAGATTATGAAAATCCAATTTTGGAAAAGAGAAAAAATCTGGAAAGAAAATTATGAGCAACAGGTATTGGAAGAGATTATTAATCCAATAGAGAAGAAGTTGGAGGTGATGAAGAATGAATAAATGTTATGCAAGTCAAGACGGAATATGTAGAAACTCTATTCTTTTCGGAACAAGATGCGATGGTTACAAAGAAAGATGTAAATTAAGACCAACTTATAACGCTCTTGAACGAACAGTGAAAAATTATCAGCACAATTTAAGGAAAATATTTGGAGCAGAGGATTAATATGAAACCAGAAGAAGCATTAAAAGAATTAAGTTATGATAGCACGGCTTATGGTGGTAAATGTACATCCGAGGTAAGGAAAGTAGCTGTTAAGGCAATGAAAAAACAGATTCCGATGAAGCCGAAAGATACTAAAATTATCAGGGATTTTTCTGGTAGATATTACAGTATCAGAGGAACATGTCCGATATGCGGAGAGAAAAATTTGTATAAATCGAATTATTATTGTGATAAGTGCGGACAGCGGCTTGACTGGAAAAGAGGTGATATAAATGATTGATAGTTTAATAGCATTTACATTTGGAATAACATTCGGGTCTTTTGGCACTATTTTCTTGGTTGCACATTTTGGCGGCAAGCGTAAATAGAAATAAAAAGGAGTGATGATATGCGAACCAGGCAAAAGTCACTTGTTGATTTTGGCGTATATCCAGAAGACATTAACCGTTTAAAGGATATATGCCAGAAAGCTACACCAGAGCAGAGACACGATATTTTACATTGCTGCATAAGCTCTTGCCCTCCTGGAATTGAACTTCTGGTGTATGAATCTATTGTAACAAACAAATCTTATGATCGTATCATGAAGACAAAGTACATACCGGCAAAGCGAGACGATTTCTATGCATACAAGCGCAAGGCAATGGCTATGTTTTATGATACTCTAAGAAAACTAAGAGAAATATAATACTACAATTAATATTAAAATGTGGGGACAAATTTTTCTGCCATGTATGGTAATATAGTATATATCTATGACTATATGCCATATGTGGCAGTTTTTTGTTTGGAGGTGAGAACGTGGGAATGCCAATGGGAAAACCACCCATGTATAAAACGGTGGATGAAATTGAAAAAAAAATCGAAAAATATTTTGAGTATTGTAAAGGATATCCTTTAACTGATAGCAAAGGCAAACAAATGTTTAATAAATTCGGGTCTCCCGTTTTTGTAGACGTTCACCCTCCGACCGTTACAGGACTTGCTCTGGCCCTTGGATTTACAAGCAGACAGGCTCTTTTAAACTATCAAGCAAAACCAGAGTTTGTTGACACGATTACGCGCGCGAAAGCCAGAGTAGAACAGTATGCAGAAGAACGACTGTTTGATCGTGATGGTTCCAATGGTGCTCAGTTTAGTCTTAGAAACAACTTCAAGGGTTGGGACGCTGACAAGAAAAATGATGATTTCGGAGACGGAAAGATTACGATTGTGAACAATATTCCAAGACCGGAGAAACAGGATGGAAAGTAACGCTATCAAACTGAATGAGATTGTGGCACCAGCATTTTACAATGTGTTTTGGGATATTTTAGATGGTAAACACACTTACTATGATCTGTACGGTGGACGTGGATCCACAAAATCATCTTTTGTAGGCGGCATGATTCCGTTTCAGATGATGCAGGATGCAGAGAATGGCTTAATGTCAAATGCTGTAATCTTTCGGAAAGTCGGTAATACGCTCAGAGAATCCGTGTATGAACAGATCGCATGGGGAATTGATGCGCTTGGAGCAAGTGATTTATGGGCTGACAGTTTAAGTCCTATGCAATATGTGTATAAGCCAACAGGACAAAAGATCATATTCAGAGGACTGGATAAAGCTAAGAAAACAAAGTCCATAAAAGTAAAAAAAGGATATTTCAAGTACCTTTGGTTTGAGGAGCTTGATGAGTTTGCCGGAATTGAAGAAATCCGTACAGTTCAACAGTCTGTACTTCGTGGTGGAAGCAAATTTGAAGTATTTAAGACATTTAATCCACCGATCAGCCGGAGCAACTGGGCGAACGTGTATGTGGAGGAACCGAGAGTTGACAGCTACAGACACAAGAGCGATTATAGATCAGTTCCTGTTGAATGGCTTGGTCAGCAATTTATTGATGATGCAGAGCATCTGAAGAAAACAAATCAGAGAGCTTACGACCATGAATATCTCGGTCTTCCTGTTGGACTTGGAACAAATATTTTCGAACTGTTAGAAATTCGAAAAATTACAGATGAAGAGATTCAGAGCTTTCAAAGTATCTACCAGGGACAGGACTGGGGGTGGTATCCAGATCCTAAAGCATTTCTCCGTGTAGCTTATGTTCCTAATCAGGAAAAAGTTTTTTTATTAGACGAACTTGGAGGCTCCAAGATAAGAAACAAGGAAATGGCTAACCAGATAAAGAAAAAAGGATATGATGATTATTCAATATCTTGCGGAGTTGATGAAGAAGAAAGTATTATTGACTTCCGAGATGCAGGGCTTCCAGCACGTAGGGCCATTGTTACACCGGGAAGCCGCAAATATACTTTTGAGTGGTTACAGTGCCGAACATTAGTCATTGATCCGGCACGAACGCCTAGAGCATACAAGGAAATTATCAATTATGAACATGAAGTAGATAGCAATGGAGAAGTGATTGCAGATTATCCAGATGGAAACGATCACTGGATAGATTCTCTCAGATACGCAACCAGTCCATTGTCCATGAGAAGGGGGCACAGTGCATAATGTGTAAATTTTGTGATAATTTAGCTTCCTGCAAAGAATACTATGATAATCCAGAATGTAAGAAGAACAAATATATATACGGCTGTATGTTGTACATGTACATGAAAGACCGAAAAGGAAGCATTACTTCCAGACCGTTTGATCTTAATTATTGTCCGACGTGTGGAAAGAAGATTGCGACAGGTGACTAAATGGGACTTATAACAACACTAAAAAGGTGGTTTAACATGATATTCAAAAAACAAGCCGAAGAGGACTTTAATATCCAGGCGGCAGAATTCCCAGAGATGGAATCGTTGATTAATAAATGTGCGAACATATATCGAGGCGTTCCATACTGGCTAGATGATAAGAATAACATCAAGACGATTAATTTTGCTAAATCTGTGTGTTCTGAGACTGCCAGACTTGCAACACTGGCGATTGGCATTCAGATAGATGGTTCTGCAAGGGCAACATGGTTACAGGAACAGATTGACAAGGTATACTTCCAGATTCGGCACTGGGTAGAATACGGCTGCGCTTACGGAACGGTGTTCATTAAGCCAAACGGCGAGAGCCTTGACGTATTTACTCCGGCAGATGTGATGATAGTGGACTACGACAATCAGGAGATTAAGGGAATCATATTTAAAGATTCTTACACTGTTGGACGGAAATACTATACAAGGCTTGAATATCATAGATTTGTTGAAACCACCGTGGACGGCGTGACAACCTATCCGTACTACGTTTCTAACAGAGCTTATGTGTCGAAATCCCCTCAGTCAATCGGCGATAAAATCGACCTTAAACAGACCAAATGGGCTGACCTCATGGCAGATACGCCGCCGATTCTCAAAGCAAATGGCGAGAAGCTGGACGGACCTCTGTACGGAGTTCTGCGGACTCCACAGGCGAACAATGTAGATATCAGTACACCATTTGGCTTACCGATATTTGCAGAAGCAATTGAAGAGTTGAAAGATCTGGACATTGCATACAGCCGTAATGCAAAAGAAATCCTTGATTCTAAGAGAACCGCTCTGGTAGATGACCGACTGCTGATGCCGAGCGGATCACCAGTATCTGCCATGACACCGCAGACCATGGAGCACAGATGCAAAGAAATGAGCTTGCCGGATTATGTGAAAAATGTATTCGGACAGGATGAGAAAGAGTTTTACCAAGAAATCAACCCGATTCTAAACACTGATACCCGTATAAGCGGCATAAATGCTCTTTTAAGCCAGTTAGGGTACAAGATTGGGTTCTCTAACGGATACTTTGTTTTTAACGAATCTAGCGGAATTCAGACGGCTACTGGAGTAGAAGCAGAACAGCAGAGGACAGTCCAGTTTATCAAAGACGTGAGGGACAAACTGGAATCCTGTCTGGACGAAGTAATTTACGCGCTGAACGTTTACGCTGACCTGTACGGACTTGCACCTGTCGGAGCTTATGAAGTCAATTATGATTTCGGAGACATCCTCTATGTTAGAGAAAACGACCGTGCAAGGTGGTGGCAGTATGTAACTACTGGCAAGGTTCCGGCATGGTTGTATTTTGTAAAGTTTGAAGGAATGACTGAGGAAGAAGCGAAAGCAATGGTCAAAGAAGCCGAGCCAAAGGAACCAACACTATTCGGAGAGGAGTAAAAAGATGGCAGATAAGCCGGTAACAAGGGAAGAAAAATACCTCGCATATTTGACAGGTGAAATTCCAAAGCCAATTACAAGAGAGTTTTAGTGAATTAAGTAAAAAAAGTGGGGAGGATTAAAACTCCTCTCCACTTTGCAATAACATTATTAACAGCCAGAATCTTCTCGCTTGGATACAGCAAATGTCCTTACTGTATTTACGCCAGGGACATTGCCATCATCAATGCACTTAGCCATGTGAAGCATAGATATAATTTGTGATGAAGACGGATGTTCTTTACCACAGTTTGGGCAAATTACCTTTTCCGTGTTAATTTGCTCGTTTACGTAATAGTTGCAATTACAAGTGCAATAAATTTTCAGTTTTAAAAACATTTTGCGACACCTCCTTAATAGGTTGATTGTAGCATATTTTTAAAACATGTACCACAACATTTATCGAAAGAGGTGATACATTATACTTAGTCCTGAATATTTACGCCGGATAACAGAGGGAAGCGAACAAATTGCAGAAGAACTGCACCAGTATATCATCTCTGAGATCGTATCGAGGATGATGGCAAGAATCGGCAGAGGTGAAGATTATATTCTGACCAATGCTGATGCATGGAGAATCAGAACGCTACAAGAGTCCGGCGAGCTGTTAGAGGACATTCTAGCGGAATTATCCAAATATACCAAACGTGAACAGCAGGAACTTCTTGAAGCGTTTGAGGATGCCGGAATCACTGCAATGAACTATGACGACAAGGTCTATAAGGCGGCAGGACTAAGCCCTGTACCGCTCGAACAGTCACCGACAATGATAAGACTCATGGAGCGGAATATGCTTGCAACCATGGGCGAGTGGAAGAACTTTACACGAACAACCGCAAGTGCCGCTCAGAGGCTCTATATTGAGCAATGCGACCTTGCATATAATCATGTGATGACTGGGGCAGTTGGATATACGCAAGCCGTCAAAGAGGCGGTTAATAATGTTGTATCAGATGGTGTCACCGTCACATATCCATCTGGCAGAAAAGACACGATTGAAACCGCAGTTGCGCGTTCTGTCAGAACTGGTGTGGCTCAGGCGTGTGCTGATATTCAGTTAGCAAGAATGAAAGAAATGGGATATGGCTTAGTGCTGACATCGGCACATATAGGAAGCCGCCCAAGCCATGAAGTGTGGCAAGGGCAGGTATTCTCTATAGACTGGGAAAAATTAAAAGAAATCAAGCCTTATCTTTGATAGAATCGAGATACAATGAAATTGCTTTATCGAGCAATTTACTGATAGGTATTCCAGTATCATCAGAATACGATTTTAATTTTTCGTAAATTTCACGATCAATAGCATTTGATATTGCTACACGGTTTTTTAAACCTCTGTTATTTGACATTTTATTCAACTCCTTTCATACTAAAGCTTATCATAACTTTCAACTACTTGCAATTAAAATAAAATAATGATATAATTGAATGTAGATAAATGTAGTTGAAAGGAGAAAACGCAATGACTTTTGAAGAATTTTGTATTAAAAATGGTAAAAAAGAAAAACCACTTTCAGGGAAATCCTACAGATATTCTCACGGAATGGCAGGAACTCGATTATACAAAATATGGGCAGGCATGAAAATAAGAACATCTGAAAAGGCACAGCCTCATAACAAAGTGGCGTATTTTGATAGAGGAATAACAGTATGTGATGAATGGAAAGAATTCAAACCTTTTTTATTATGGGCTTACACAAGCGGGTACGAAAAAGAACTTACAATAGACAGGATAGATGTTAATAAAGGGTATTCTCCTGATAATTGTCGGTGGGTGCCATTAGAATGGCAAAACAACAACAAACAAAGCAGTTGGAAAATTAAATACCAAGGAGATACAAAAACCGTAGGTGAATGGGAACATTTCTTTGGCGTTCATCGTGAATATATAAGAAAAAGGCTTAATCATGGATGGACTTTTGACGAAATTGTAGAAAACATAAAAAATCCCACAACATTAAACAAGAACAATAAAAGTGGTATAAAGGGAGTTTTATTTGACAATAATCATTCAAAATGGAGAGCTTATATTTCTGTAGGCGGAAAACGCGTAGAAGATCGAGTTTTTAAAACCAAAGAAGAAGCAGTAATGGCAAGGAAACAAATGGAATTAAAATATTGGGGATATACAAATATTGAGTAATTATGGGGTGACTATTTATGAATAAAAAACATACTTATCCTGATTTTATTGAAAATTGTCATTATGGCGAAGCCGATGGAATATGCGGAGTAAATTGCAGACATCATTTTTCAGTTTGGGCGGAAGGAATGCCGAACCCTTATACAGAATTATCAGCACAGGACAAAGCCGACAAAGGCAAACAGTACGAAAAAGAACAGCGGCAACGTACTTATGAGCGAAGAATCCGCAAAACAAAGAGAGAGGTTCTTGGATTACAAGCAGGAGTCGACAATGCACCGAACGAAAAGGCGAAATTCGCATTACAGCAAGACCTTGACCGGAAGTCTTATCTTTTACAGAAACAAAATGCTGCATATAAGGACTACTGCAAGCAGAATGACCTGAGAGAACTGCAAGACCGACTTATGATAGCTAAATGGGACCGCCAGAACGCCGCAAAAGCCAGAGGAGCGGCAAAACGATATAAGACAGCAAAGGGGATTGACTGATGGACAGATGGGAATATTATAATCCAAATCCTGTTAAGGATAAAAGAACAGGAGATTGCGTTGTCCGAGCAATATGCAAAGCAACTGGCTTCGACTGGGAAACGGTATTCGTCGGATTAATGATACAGGCGTGCACTCTGTCAGATATGCCGAGTGCAAATTATGTTTGGGGAGCGTACCTCTATAAACGCGGGTACAGACGCAAACTGATTGAACAATCAGAGCGATATATCTATACAGTCAACGACTTTTGTACAGACCATCCGACAGGTACGTATATCCTTTGTATAGATGGTCATGTGGTGACAGTACAAGATGGTAAATATTATGATACATGGGATTCCGGAAATGAAGTCCCGGTATATTACTGGGAAAAGGAGTAGCTAAATGAGCATATCAGAATTTGTACAGATTTTCCTTTCTATCTGCGGAGGGGTGTCTATTGTCGGAGGGGCAGCGGCTGTAATCTTTAAATGGATTACCCCGGCATTCCGACTTAATAAGCGAGTAGAAACACTGGAAGAACACGACAAGCGTGACTTTGAGAGTCTTCAGAGGATTGCAGAGCGAGATTCATTAATTCTGGAAGTGTTATCAACCATGCTGGACAGCCAGATTAGTGGGAATAATGTAGAAGAATTAAAAAAAACAAAACAGAAGCTTACAAATTATCTTGCACAGAATCAGCGTTAATTGCATTAATAAGGGGTATGCTCATGAAATTATATGTGTTCACTAAGAAAGATATAGACAGATTCTTGATAGAGTGTAATTTTACACCGGACGAAGAAAGACTGTTCCGGTTGAGATGCAAGGAATATACGCTCGAATACTGCGCTGAGCAAATGAACGTGAGCATATCTACAGCAAAGCGGTTAAGCCGGAGGGTAAATAATAAAATAATCAAAGTGTGCTGATACTTTTTAGATACTAATTAGAGCCAGAAACGACCTGTTTCCGGTTCTTTTTTTATGCAAAAATATAATCAGAAAGGCGGTGTATAAGATGGCATTATATAACAATCCTTATCAATATAGTTTTGGCGTCCCTGGGCAAATGAACCAGTTCCAGCAACAACCTGTCCAGATGCCAGCTCAACCAGTGCAGCAACCACAGCAGAATAACAATGGAATCCTGTGGGTGTCTGGCGAAGTAGGTGCAAAATCCTATCTGGTAGCACCAGGGACAAGCGTTTTGCTGATGGATTCAGAATCAGAAAAATTCTATATAAAATCCACAGACGTTTCCGGTATGCCGCAACCATTACGGACGTTTGAATACCATGAGGTGGGCGCTCAGATGCCGCCTAAACAGCCTGTTCAGAGTATGGACAGTAAATACGTCACCAGAAAGGAATACGACGATTTAAAAGCCAAATTCGACGCTATAGCAAGTAGATTAAATTCTTTTTCTGAGCCTGTTAGGGCTAATACCGCACAGGAATCAGCAGTCAAGGGAGGAAACGCAGATGAGTAATCCACTATTTAACGCGCTTGGCGGTGGGATGACACAGGGAAACGGACCAATGCAGATGATACAGCAGTTTATGCAGTTTAAGCAGAATTTTAAGGGAGATCCGAAAGCAGAAGTCGAGAAAATGTTGCAGTCTGGAAAGATTTCTCAACAGCAGCTCAATCAAGTTCAACAGATGGCAGGGCAATTCCAGCACATGTTGAAAGGAATGAAATAGTACATTACAATCTGGCCAGATTGATGTAAATACACAATAAAGGAGATTATAACTATGGATGGAAATTATAGTTTAGCAGACATTGCCGCCGCTACTGGAAACGGTAGAAATAATGACGGCATGTTTGGTGGAGATGGCAGCTGGTGGATTATTGTTTTATTCATTTTTGCTTTCTTCGGATGGGGAAACAACGGCTGGGGCAATAATGGCAACGGCGGTGGATATGCAGCCACAGCAGCTACTCAGGCAGACATTCAGAGAGGATTTGATAACTCCGCAGTAATCAGCAAGCTTGACGGAATCAATAACGGCCTCTGTGATGGATTCTATGCAGTGAACAACGGTATGCTTACCGGATTCAACGGCATCAATACGAATATTATGCAGACCGGCTTTGGAATCCAGCAGGCAATCAATGCCGATACTGTAGCGAATATGCAGAATACAAACGCATTGCAGTCTCAGTTAGCTCAGTGTTGCTGCGACAACAGAGCGGGACAGGCGCAGATCAGATACGATATGGCCACCAATGCTTGTACAATCCAGAACACCATGAACAGCAACACAAGAGACATTATTGACAGCCAGAACGCAGGAACAAGAGCAATTCTTGATTATCTTTGCAATGAAAAGATTTCTAACCTGCAGGCTGAAAACAACGACCTCAGACGCGCCGCTTCTCAGGATCGCCAGAGCGCACTTCTTACAACTGCAATGGCATCTCAGACACAGCAGCTCATTAATGCAATCAATCCGGCACCGATTCCGGCATATCAGGTTCCTAACCCAAACACATATTACGGATGTGGATGCAACACTGGATGTAATTGCTGATAACTTCATATCGAGAGTATCTTTCGATTGATTTCGGATGTCGGCTTATGCCGTATTACACAGAGGGGCAGGCTGAGACCTGTCCTTTTGTGATATGAAAGGAGTATTTTTATGGCAGAATTTACAAATGTAGCTGCTCAGACTGTAGCAGCAAAAGGGAATGTAGTATTTTCAAACACAGCAGTTAAAGGTAACTGCATTCAGCACAGAGAGGGAAGCGGAATTATTACGCTGAGAGGACTGACTAATCAGTGCAAAGCGAGATTCTTCGTGGATTTTTCTGGAAATATCGCAATTCCAACAGGAGGCACTGTCGGAGCTATTTCTCTGGCTATTGCAATCTCTGGCGAACCGGTTCTTTCTTCTCAGATGATTTCCACACCGGCAGCAGTAGACCAGTATAACAATGTGTCCTCTGGCATCTATATTGATGTACCTCGTGGATGTTGCGTTAATATTGCAGTAGAGAACACAAGCGATCAGGCTATTTCTGTTGCAAATGCGAACATTGTTGTGACCAGAGAAGCGTAGGAGGTGTGATTATGAGAGACATTAAAGATTTATGTGCAAGAATTGAAGACGAACTGTCCAAAATTGCTGACAGTGGACTGACCACTGGAAACCTGGAAATGACATACAAGCTGATTGATATGTACAAAGATATAAAGAACACGCAGTACTGGGATAAGAAAGCGGAGTATTACAACGCCGTCCTTGATGAAATGCGTAGCGGATACAATGACGATTACAGCGAGCGCGGAAGAAAACGTGGCGGCATGGGGAGATACAGCCGCAGCGATGGAAGAATGATGTACCCGGATTATGATCGTGGAAGCTCTTACGGCGATGAAAGTCGCAACTACGGAACTGGAAGAGAAAATTACAGTCGATCTGATGGGCGAGATACTTACAGTGACTATATGACACAGAAACAGAGCTATCGTTCCGGCAAATCTGAGGACTGCAAGAGAAAGATGCTTGCCGCATTGGAAGAACATCTGGATGAACTTACAACAGAAATGAGCGATATGTCCAAGGACGCAGAGTGCCGGGAAGAACGTGATCTTGTTAAGAGATACGTTGAGAAATTAAGAAATATGCTTTGATTTGACAAAATGTGGGGACAACTTTTTTAAAAGAATGTGATACTATAATCTTGCAAGGCGTGGTGAACCTTGTAGGGCTTGCTGATTAGAAGTTTTTGCTTTCTTTTTCGTTTCATGTCCTCCTTTCTTTGCGAATATGCCCTTAAGAGAAACAGATGAAGCAGATTTGAGCGGAATCTGGAGGTTGAAAAGCGGGTGCAATTTCCGGCATATTCATTAGCCAGTTTGACTGACTGGTAACACCTCCTTGTAAATGAAACAACATCTCCGTGAAAGTCGGATAGTGGCAGGCATAACACGATAAATACCTTGCTAACCCGGGAATCCGGGTTATGGGAAAGCGGTAACGATTGGCGGTGTTACGGCGGACTGTAAATCCGTCCCCTCGTGGTAAACATTATAGGTTCAATTCCTATCTTTCCCATGATTCAACATGTTGAAAAGGTTAACGCTTATCCTGTTAACTGCTGGGCAGTTCGAAAAGCGCAGTGAAATATAGCGCAGTTGGTAGAGCAACATCCGCATAGGGTGCGTGTCGGCGGTTCGATTCCGCCTATTTCATTACCTTGCCAGTGGTCTAACTGGCTTAATCCATTTACCTGCGGCGGCAGGTCAATAAACACGACCAGGAGGATATATATGCAGAAACTTATTGACACATTAAAATCATTTGGAATTGAAATCCCGGAGGATAAACAAGCAGATGTGAAAAAGGCGCTTTCTGAGCATTATAAGAACGCCAAGGAAGTTGCAAAAACTCTGTTAAAAGTTGAGGGAGAACGAGATAACTGGAAAGAACGTGCCGAGACAGCAGAGGAAACCTTGAAAGGGTTTGACGGTATCGACCCGGCGAACATTCAGACAGAGCTTGCTGGATGGAAGAAGAAAGCTGAGGACGCAGAGAAAGAATTCAATGCGAAAATCTACGAAAGAGATTTTGACGATGCTCTTAAAACTGCATTGGAAAATGTTAATTTTTCATCTCCAGCAGCTAAAAGATCTGTTATTGCTGATATCAAATCAGCTGGTCTTAAGCTTAAGGACGGAAAGATTCTTGGACTTAATGATCTGCTTGAACAGATGAAACAGGATGAACCTGATACATTTGTAGATGAAAGTCAGCAGCAGGCCCAGCAGCGACAAGCGAGATTTGCAACAGCGCGGATTGGACATCAGCAGACACCGGGAAGTATGACAAAGAAAGATATCGAAGCAATTAAAGACCCGTCTGAGAGACAGGCTGCAATTGCACAGAGTATCCAGTTATTCCAGTGATTTTTTTGCACCGACTATACGCCAGAGTATAGCCGCTAACCCAATACCTTAACAATTATGGGTAGAAAGGATTTTTTATATGGCAGCAAAAGCTAATCTTATTATGAGTAATGATATTCGGGTCACAGCACGTGAGATTGACTTCGTCACCAGATTTGAAAGAAACTGGGAACACTTGCGTGAGATTCTTGGTATCATGCGTCCAATCAAAAAACAGCCGGGTGCTGTACTGAAATCTAAATACGCAGAAGGCACATTGCAGGATGGAAATGTTAAAGAGGGTGAAGAAATCCCTTACAGCAAATTCACTGTAAAAGAAAAGCCTTATGCAGAAATGACTATTGAGAAATACGCAAAGGCTGTATCTATCGAAGCAATCAAGGATCACGGTTACGAGAACGCTGTTCAGATGACCGATGATGAATTCCTCTTTCAACTTCAGACCAATGTTACTGAAAGATTTTACAACTATCTGAAAACAGGTACTCTCTCATTCACGGAAACCACTTTCCAGATGGCTCTGGCAATGGCTAAAGGTCGTGTAGAAAACAAATTCAAACAAATGCACAGAAATGTAACTGGCGTTGTTGGGTTTGTAAATATTCTGGACGTGTACGAGTATATCGGAGCAGCTGAGATTTCTATTCAGAACCAGTTCGGCTTCCAGTATGTGAAAGACTTCCTGGGATTCAATACGATTTTCTTACTGTCTGACAGTGAAATTCCGCGAGGAACAGTAATCGCTACACCTGTTGAAAATATCGTTCTGTACTATGTTGACCCGAACGAATCTGATTTTGCAAGAGCGGGTCTTGTATATACTGTATCCGGTGAAACAAATCTGATCGGATTCCATACACAGGGCAACTACCACACAGCAGTGTCTGAATCATTCGCGATCATGGGACTTACCCTCTTTGCAGAATATATTGACGCTGTTGCTGTCGGAACTATCAACACAACTCAGACACTTGGAACTCTCACTGTAAACTCCGCAGCAGGAAGTAAAAGCGGAGATACAAAAGTGACTGTCACTCCGACAAAAGCAAGCGCAGGAAATGTGTACAAGTACAAAGTCGCATCTTCTGAGACTACCGTAGACTATGGACAGAACGTGAAGAACTGGAGCGCATGGGATGGAGAATCCGACATTACAGCAACAACAGGACAGGTAATCACAGTGGTTGAGTGCGACAGTACCTATAAAGCACTGAGCGCCGGACATGCGACTGTAACAGCAAAATGATGATCGTGGGAGGTAACTGGCATGGCTTATGCAGATTATGAATTTTACACAACTTCATACTTCGGCTCAGTCGTGCCAGAAGCCGACTTTCCCCGACTGGCAGAAAAAGCCAGTGATTTTGTGGATTTAATGACATCCGACAGGTTGGTGGACGGACTACCAACAAACGAACGCTCACAGAAGCGTATCAAAAAGGCAGTCTGTTCATTGGCTGAATTAATGTATCAGATTGAGCTTGCCGAAAAGAATGCAATTAATCAGGCATCGGCAAATGTAACCGACATAAATGTCGGGAACATCTCGACAGGCATTGTAACATCTGTATCTTCTGGCAGTGAATCCATCTCTTACGCAACACCTCAACAGATTGGGGCGAGTGCAAAAGAATGGAGCGCGGTATATGCCGCCGCCGGAGATGCGCAGAAAACGAACGACTTACTCTTAAAGACGGCTTTGCCGCTTCTGATGGGAGTAAGGACGGATGATGGGATACCGATTTTATATGCGGGGGTGTGAGTATGATTTGCAATAAAAAAGCTTATTTAGATATGCGAAAAGACTGTGAAAGCTGTCCAGACAAACAACAGTGTTGGAGCGGTAAAAATGTTGGAGTAGCCTATTTGGATGCAGACATTATAGAAGAAGCATCACAGCCACTTATGAGAGAAACAAAGGCTATAAATGTCGGTGGTGTACTCACAACGGTATATAAAGATGATATTGAAAGAGAAATATATAAGGCTTTACGAGAGCCTTTTTCTCTGAATTTTGGAGCATAAAGGAGTGACTATATGGACATTTCAACATTAGGCTCATGTATTGCAATCGTTATGATTTGCTACATCGTAGGAATGGGCTGTAAAGCATCAAAAAGAATCTCCGATGAATGGATTCCGGTAATCATGGCGGTTATTGGCGGAATTCTCGGAGCTGTCGGGATGAGAGTTATCCCAGATTTCCCGGCAACAGATTATATCACAGCAGTCGCAGTCGGTATGTTTAACGGATTGTCGGCAACTGGCGTGAATCAGGTTATTAAGCAGACAGTGCAGAAAGAATAATTAAGGAGAGGGTATCATGTACGAAAAAACGGTGACGATTTTTGACTATTACGAATCAGCCACGACAGGAGACGCGTACTGGTATCCTCATGTTTTATCCGGTGTTGACCTCATTACGGACAAGGGGGCAATTCTTAAAAAGTACGGACCAGACGCAACTGACAACGCACAGTTACACATTCGTTATACTGTTCAGAATGGCGATATAACCATTACTGACAAGAATGGTAAGGTTCTCCCATGGGTGCCAGTTAAAGAGTGGAAAAGGCAGATTAACAACGCTCTGGAAGACACTATTACATTCTCAGATGAATCATTCTTCTGGGAGGGTGAGTGGACTGGTGGAACGGTATCTGATGGTGATTATCGGAATGGATTCTACCAGTACATGAATGAGAACAAGGACAACGTGTTTAAGATTACCAGTGTAGGCGGTCCGTATACGCTGATTCCACATTTTGAGATTCTGGGTAAGTAATATGAGTAAGATTCATCATTTCAAAGGATTCTCCATAGTCGATGGAGATATGAAAATCAAGCTGAATATGGACAGGTTTTCCAGACAGTATCAAGAAGCCCAGTATCTCCTTGACGGAATGGTTATGGACAGCATGGTTCCATTTATGCCAATGATTACCGGAAATTTTATCAATCGGACAAGAGTTGAGAGTACATCTTTGCAAGGAACTGGGAAAGTATGCGCGGCGGCGGCTCCTTATGGGCGTTTTCTGTACGAGGGGAAAGGAATGGTTGATGAAGCAACTGGAAGTCCCTACGCAAGACGTGGAGCAAAGAAAGTTCTTGTTAGTCAGTTTTCTGGTCAGACAGCCGCAAAGGAAAATCTTGAATACACCAAACAGGCTCATCCACGAGCACAGGCAAAGTGGTTCGATGCTGCTAAGCGACAATACGGTGACACATGGCTTCGCAAGGTAAAAGCACAGGCAGGAGGTGGCAGACATGGCGGATAAACCTATCGGAAAAGATGCAACCGGATATGAGATTTTGACAGATGCCATGAAAGCACTTCTGAATCAGTATCCAGGGCTATACGAAAATGAAACAATCAAATTTGAAGAACTCGGCAAAGATTCCGGAATCGCTTTCTCGGCAGACAACGGAGCTTTAATCTATTCGGAAAAGGAAGATGTATGCGGAGTGATGCATCAGGTATGCCAGTACCCATTTTATGTGGTTTACCGCACGGCATCAGACAAAGAACGGCAGAAGTTATCTGTTCAGAAGTTCCTGGACAATCTCGGTAAATGGATATGCCGGGAACCAGTTATCATAAACGGCTCTGAGACGCGCTTAAATGCTTTTCCAGAGCTTTCACAGGGGCGAGTGATAAAACGTATAACCCATGATAATTCCTATGGTTTAGAGCCACAGGAGAGTGGCGTACAGGACTGGTTATTGCCATTGTCAGTACGCTATGAAAATACTTATGAAGTAATATAACAAGTAACAACCGGCTATCAATTAGAGATAGTCGCTAACCTACACAGCCTTTTAAAAGTTATAGGCAGAAAGGACATTTCTATGGCAGTTACAGGCAAGATTGACCGTAAATATATGGCTCATTATATCGATGCAGGTTCTCTCTGTGGAGGACTGACACCGAAGTATGAACGTCTTGGAAAAGATCTGGAAGAGTATAACGTAGAACTCAATCCAGATACTGAAACATCTAAAAACATTCTTGGAGAATCCACATTCAAACATAACGGCTACGAAGTTTCTTCTGATGCTGATCCGTTCTATGCAGATACCACTTCTGATCTGTTCACAGCATTACAGAAGATCGTAGATGGACGTCTCAAAGACGATAACCTCAAAACAAAAGCAGTTGAGGTTCATCTCTGGACAGAAGCCACAGCAGGCAAGTACGAAGCATATCAGCAGGAGTGCTACGTTGTGCCGACCTCCTACGGCGGCGATACATCCGGCTATCAGATTCCGTTTACCGTTAACTATGTTGGCGAGCGTGTAAAAGGAAAATTTGATATCAGTTCCGGTACATTCACAGCTGACAGCGAATAAGCACATATACAAGGAGGATGCGTTAAATGGCAAAAGTAATTAATACCAAAATTGATGATGGAATTTTTATATTCACATTTACCAACAACGAAGACGAAGTTTTTTCTTTTTTCAGACTGAATCCGACCGATATCAATGTAGCAGCACGTGCAGAAGAAACGGCAGAATACTTTGAACAGCTTAAAGAGCCTATCCAGAAAGTCACGTCTGGTAAAGAAATGGCTGAACTGAATAAACAGATCGAAGACAAAATCAACTATCTGCTCGGATATGAAGCATCAAAAGACCTGTTCAAAGAGCCGATCACAGCAACCACCGTGTTTGGAAACGGACAGGTATTCGCCTATATCGTACTTGACAAAATCGCAGATGCAATCACACCGGAAATCGAAAAGAGAAAAAAGAAAATGCAGGCAGCAGTCAATAAGTATACGGAGAAGTATGCAAAATGACCGCCTATGAGCTTCCCACCTCACTCAATATAAGTGGGGTGGATTTTTCTATTAGAACCGATTTTCGAGTAATTATTGACATTCTCATTGCCATGAATGACCCAGAGCTGGATGAACAGGCGAAAGCAGTTGTTATGTTACAGATTCTATTCGAGGATTGGCAAAGCATACCGGTTGAGTGTCTGGATGAAGCTTGTCAAAAAGCATCGGAGTTCATCGACTGCGGACAATCTGACAATAATCCGAACCACCCTAAACCCCGGTTAATGGACTGGGAACAAGACGGAGATATGATCGTTCCGGCGGTGAACAAGGTTGCTGGTAAAGAAATCAGAGCCGTGCCGTATATGCACTGGTGGACATTCTTCGGATATTTCATGGAATCCGGTGAATGCCTGTTTAACACAGTTGTTGGAATCCGCTCTAAAAAGGCGAAGGGCGAACGCCTGGATAAATGGGAAAAGAAATTCTATCAAGAAAATAAAAACACAATTGACATAAAAACACGTCTCAGTGAAGAAGAGCAAGCTTATAAAGATAAGCTGAATGAGATGTTGAACCTCAAATAATTAGGAGGTGGACGTATGGCTGCTGATGGCTCAGTCATTATTGATACCAGAATGGACACGTCTGGTGTACAGAACGGCGTGTCAGCAATCAAACAGTCATTTAACGGCCTTGGGAGTGCTGTAAAAAAAATCGGTCTGCTGATTGGTGGGGCGTTTGCAGTTGGCAAGTTAGTGCAGTTCGGAAAAGAGTGCGTGGAGCTTGGCTCTGATCTGACAGAAGTACAGAACGTGGTCGATGTTACATTTACCACCATGTCGGATAAAGTCAATGAATTTGCAAAGAATGCCATGACTTCTGCTGGCCTATCTGAAACTATGGCAAAAAGGTATGTCGGCACGTTCGGCGCAATGTCCAAGTCGTTCGGATTCTCAGAACAGCAGGCTTATGACATGTCAACAGCTCTGACGCAGCTGACCGGTGACGTGGCATCATTTTATAACATCAGTCAGGACTTGGCTTATATTAAGCTGAAATCAGTGTTTACAGGCGAAACGGAAACATTGAAAGATTTGGGCGTGGTCCTTACACAAAGCGCACTCGACCAGTACGCACTTGCCAATGGCTATGGCAAAACCACGTCTGAAATGACCGAACAGGAGAAAGTAGCTCTCCGATTGGCTTTTGTGCAGAAGCAGTTATCAGCTGCATCTGGAGATTTCATCCGCACTTCAGACAGCTGGGCGAACCAGGTGCGAGTAATGCAGTTACAGATGCAGTCTCTCAAAGCAACAGTTGGGCAGGGATTGATTAATATTTTCACACCTGTTCTGAAAGTAATCAATATTCTACTCGGTAAACTGGCAACTCTGGCAAATGCATTTAAAAGCTTCACAGAACTGATTACTGGCAAGAAATCATCAGGTCAGACAAGTGGAAGCGGAGCAGGGCTTGCTGGAACAGGAGCGATTGCGGATACAGCAGATCAGTATGGACAGGCAGCGGATAATGCAGAGAAATTGGCAGATGCCAATAAAGATAATGCAACAGCTACGAAAAAAGCAAATAAAGAAACAAAAAACTATCTTTCGTCACTTGATGAAGTTCACAAAGCCACATCTACAGGTAGCAACTCATCGTCCACACCATCTTCATCTGGCGGAGGTGGTGGAGCTTCTGGAGGATTATCCGGTGCAGTAAATAATGTGGATTACGGTAAACTTGCAGAAGGCGAAACGACTATTAAAAAAATGTCCAAGCCGCTTGATTCCATAATAAAGAAGTTTAAAAAATTAGCCAAATTGCTATCAAAAGGATTCTGGGATGGACTAGGCGATTACAAACCGATTTTTGATGATATTAAGGAAAATATTAACTCTATCGGGAAATCCTTGCAGAATATATTTACTGATCCAGAAGTAATTGGAGCGGCAAGTGATTTTTTAGATACATTTGCCTATTCCATTGGAAGAGTATCTGGATCTTTTTCGAGGATTGGAATAACAATTGCTCAAAATCTTATTGGAGGAATAGAAAAATTTATAAAGCAAAACACCAGTAGAATAAAAACATATTTAATTGATATGTTTGATATTGGATCTGAGGTTGCTCAAATTGAAGGAAATTTTTCATCCGCTCTAGCAGAGGTATTTTCTGCATTTGGTGGAGAAATTGCGCAGCAGATAACAGCCAATATCATAGGGATATTCTCGAATATCTCAATGACTGCTATGGGATTATGTGCAAGACTTGGAAGAGATATGCTGAATATGATCGCACAGCCGTTCATTGATAATAAGGATATATTAAAAAGCGCAGTCGAAGGAACACTTGGGGTTATCGAAACAATAACCGATGGATTATCGACAGTTATTCAAAATCTTTCTGATTTGGTGACCGCATTATACGATGAGCATTTAAAACCTTTTTTCGATTCAATAGCTAATGGACTTTCAACCATTTTTGGAACTTTAATAGATGGATATAACACATATATTCTACCGGTTCTGCAAGGTTTGGCTTCTAAAATAAAAGAGCTTATGGATGGGGAATTGGGAGAAATGTTTGTAAAGGTCCAAACGTTTCTTGGCAAATTAATAGATATCTTAAAAGAACTTTGGGAAAATATTTTAGTCCCAATAATTAGCTGGATTATATCGAATGTGATTCCAGTAATAGCAGACGTGGCAAATGTAATTGGTAGCACTGTTATAGAAGCAATAAAATCCGTTATTAAAATTATTGGAGATGTATTAGATGTTCTGAGCGGAGTTATTGATTTTCTGAAAGGAGTTTTTACAGGAGATTGGGAACTGGCATGGAACGGAATCAAAGAAATTGCAAGAGGTGTATGGAACCTTATAAAAGATATTATATCTGGAGCCTGGGAAGCTATTAATGGAATAGTGGAAACCGCATTAACAATAATAAAAAGTATCATTTCTCTTTCTTGGAACGCAATAAAAACAGTTACTGTTACAATATGGAATGCTATAAAAACATGGCTGTCTAATACGTGGGAAGCAATAAAAACTACAGTCTCGACAGTATTTGATGGAATAAAGTCTAAAATTACAAGAATTTGGGATTCTGTATCAGAAAAAACGTCATCTATATGGGAAAGTATAACAACATTTGTTGACAGAAAAGTAAATGCTATTCATGATGCAATCGTTGATAAATTTACAAGTGCCAGAGATACAGTTGTAAGAGTTTTTGAAGGTATACGCGATACTATCAAAGATATATTAAACAAAGTGATCGGAATTGCAAACAGCGCTATTGGAACTGTAAACAGTGCAATCGGCGGCATTGAATCAGCATTTACATTTGGACCGTGGAAGGTTCCAACTCCGTTTGGCTCAAGGACAATTGGATTTACAGCTAATTTCCCAAGAGTTCCTACAATTCCATATCTTGCAAAAGGTGCCGTTATCCCGCCAAGATCAGAGTTCCTTGCAGTGCTTGGAGATCAGAAGAATGGTCGCAACCTGGAAGCACCAGAAGAATTGTTAAGGCAGATTGTAAGGGAAGAAACTGGAGGACAGCAGTCTGGCGGAAGCTATAGATTTACCGCACAGCTCAACAGACGAACCATATTTGATGAGATGATTGACGAAGCAAAGTTAAGACGTGATGCAAGCGGTACAAATCCGTTTGAATTGGCATAGGGGGTGAGAATGTGGCATTTTCAATAAGTAAATCAATAACTGATAGATATAAAATAAATGGGCTTCTCATCCCTCAACCAGATGAGGATATGCAGTGTAACTTTGAGACCACCTATTCGGAGGGAAGTAATCGAACTCAAAAAGGAGTTGCGCTAATAACTCCGCTTTTTACAGTTATGCAATATAGCTATAAAGCCACCAATGTGCCGGTTGATGAGAAATCAACTAATCTGGTAAATGCAATCATAAAAGGAAAACCATTTATTTTATATCATTGGCTGGCGCATAAAAACGAATGGCGATCAGAAAAATTTTATGTTGGAAAAATGCACTACAATATAAGGCATGTTGGAGAGTATTACTCTGAGATATCGTTTAATATGCAGGGGGTGAATCCACTTGATTAATGTATCAAATACTTTTAAAGAAAAGTTGCAGGATGGTGAGCAAGTAATTGAAATCGTGGAGATCACCTTTGCTGACGGAACAACAAAGACACTTGAAAACGAGATTATGATCGGCAACAATGACTTTTCCGATTGTGCGGAGAGTGGCAGCTTCCCGGTCGGCGCTACAGTATGCAAAACGATGAAGCTTGAATTGGATAATACAGAGGATCAGTGGAAAGATTATAATTTCTACCAGGCAAAGGTTCATGCCTATTTGAAACTCCAGACTTCCGTTGCAGAACCAGCCAGTGAATCAATTTGGATGGATGTTTTTTATGAACCGATTTTAGACACTGATGGAAACAGCATAGTCCTTTCCAGAGCCGCCTCGGAAGACCGATACGAGACGATTGACAAGGGTATCTATACAATTACCACGCCAGAGCAATACGGCGAAATATTGAGCTTTACGGCGCTGGATGGCATGTATAAAACCAATGCTAAATATTATAGTGCTCTGACACTTCCACAGACAGTTATAGCGCTGGTAAGAGACGCTTGTGAGAGTTTGAATATCCCTATTGGATTTTCCTCTATGGCGCATGGAAATGTAATTGTCACAGCGCTCCCAGATAATATGACATTCCGTCAATTGATCGGATGGGCGGCAATGCTAGAGACAGCAAACGCCAGAATTGACAACAGAGGTTATTTGCAGTTTATAAAATGGAATTTTGGAGCTGTCGAAAACGGCTCCTTAGTTCCGTTTAAATTAGAGGATTACGTGAGTAGTCCTACACTTTCCAGTGATGATATTGTAATTACTGGTATCAGAGTAAAAAACAAAGAATCGGAATCCCTGTTTGGAACTGCTGGATATGTTCTGGAGTTGGAAAATAATCTTCTGTCTGACAGTGACCTCGGAACTGTAGCGGCATGGATCGGTGGCGATCTGGTCGGGGCTAAATTCCGAAATCTGCAAGGAGATCTGATTTATAATCCTCTGTTAGAGTTTGGAGACATGGCATATAGCTTTGATCGGAACGGAAATAAATATCTTACACCGATTACTGATGTATCATCTCCGTTAAATGGCATTACCACTGTAAAAACGCAGGCAGATGATCCCATCCGAAATAGCAGCACATATATGTCGGAAGCTACAAAAGCACTGGTAGAAGCTAGACAACTTGTTAAGGATGAACGCACAGAGCGCGAAAAAGCCGTTGAAAGGCTAGCAAATACGCTTAAGGAGTCTGGCGGGCTTTATATGACAGAAGATCCACAGGACGACGGTAGTGTAATCTATTATATGCACAATAAGCCGACTCTGGAAGAATCAGATATTGTATGGAAACTCACGGCGGAAGCCATTGGAATTTCTACAGATGGTGGAAAAACCTATCCTTATGGATTTACTGTTACAGGAGAAATGATTACAAGACTGCTATACGCCGAGGGAATCAATGCAAGCTACATCAATGCCGGCGCGCTGATCGTGCGTGACGCAAACGGGAAGATTATTTTTTCAGCAGATATTGATAACAACCAGATCGTTATTGATGGTGCTTCTGTCAGAATCGGCGCATCACCTTTGGACGGATTGTTAAGCAGCATGCAGGGGCAGATTGATGGGAATATAAACACCTGGACAGGAACCTCAGTGCCTACATTGAGTAATTATCCAGCTAATGAGTGGCTGGATGATACCGAAATGAGCAAGCATGTCGGAGATATTTATTATGATGGTAATAGCCATGCTTACCGATTTGTAAATGAGGGCAATGGGTATTATTGGAAACAGTTGAAAGATACGGACGTTACAAAGGCACTGAAAGACTCTGAAGACGCATTGGCAGCAGCTAAACAGGCACAGGAAGCGGCGGCTCTTGCCAAGAATATGACCTTGCAGCTGAGTAACGAATACCAGGGCGTTTCTGTTGATTCTGATGGAAATTATGGAACGTTTCCGAGTAACGTGAGTACACAGGCGGTCGTAATGTACGGAACACAGGATATTACATCTGATTGCAAATTTACAATTATCAAATCAGATAGTGTAACAGGATCCTGGAATAATGCAACCAAGACATACACGGTAACAGCATTATCCGCTGACGATGGATGGGTAGATATTAAAGCAACATATATCAGTGTTCTATCAGTAGTTAAGAGATTTTCGCTGGCTAAAATTTACGCTGGCAAAGATGGCGTTGACGGCCTCCAGGGGCCAAAAGGAGAACAAGGTGTACCTGGTAGGACATATTTTCTTGAAAGCCCATCATATGTTATTAAGCAACGCGCGAATGGCAGTGTAGCCCCGAGCTATATTACTTTGAGTGCTTGGTATCGCGATGGAAACGCGGAAACACGAACAGCATATAAAGGTCGTTTTAAAATCGAAGAATCCGTAGATGGGGAAAATTGGAAAACGGTATATTCTTCTGCGAAAGACGAAACAAGCGTTTCACATAATTTATATACGGTATTATCAACTAAAGCGGGAGGAATTATAACAACGGCTTCTGGAAGGTCAATTGGAATTCCAAGAGATGTAAGTGCCATAAAATGTACCTTATACGCGGCGGGTGGATTTTCACAACCATTAGATTCCCAAAGTATGGCGGTTGTAATTGATGTAGATGCACTTACACATGAAGAAATATTTAACCTCTTAACCAATGATGGCGCAATTAAAGGAATTTATAAAGAGGGAAATCAGCTATATATTTCGTTCACTTACGCCAAGGGCGGCACATTGAAGCTCGGCGGTCCAAATAATGGATATGGCACTTTTGAGGTGTATGATGCTAGCGGAAATGTTATTTGCAAAATAAACAATACAGATGGATTCAAAAATATAAAAGGGAATGAGTGGGCGCAAATAAAAGAATCTATATTTAGTGCTGGATATGGCAGCATAACAGATGGACTTCTTGACTTATCAGCGCAATATGAAAACAAGAGAAATGTTGTTCTCCAATCTGTAACTGGTGATTTGATATTTAAGGTAGCTCAAAATTTAATGATAGAAGGAATGAAAGCACTTACTGCTGGAAATCCGATGGTTTTTAGTCCAACATATCTTTATGTTGGATATTCCTCATCATCCTCCATGCACTACAAAGTGCTTGGGAAATCCATCAAAGAAGACGAGCTGGAAGACCTATACAGAATCAAAGTAATCTGGGCGAAATACAAAGACGGATATTTATCTGAGCAAGATGAACGATACGGTAAAGAAATGCCGATGTTTATAGCCGAGGACATTGACCGAAGATTTCCATTAGCTGTTGACCATAATGAAAAAGGTAAAGCTGAAAACTGGAATTATCGCATTATGATCCCATGCATGTTTGCCATGCTGAAAAACGACCATGAGAAGGTTCTGGCATTGCAGTCAGATAACCAGATATTACTTTCTAAAATTGATGCTTTATCAGCAGAGGTAGAGCAGTTAAAAGAACTTATCAACAATATTTCACGAAAGGATTGATAAAAAAATGTCTGAATCTATACCAAGTACACTAATATCAGCTCTCCCAGCAGCTACCAAAGTATCTGATACGGATATTGTGGTATTGGAGAACGGCTCTACAACCCAGAAGATTACTATAGCGCAGTTGAAAGAGGCGCTAGGGATTAATGCACTAAACACGAATTTTAAATTCTACAGTTCCTTATTTCAAATTGGATTAACAACAGCTGCAACATGGGATCAGATACTTATTAAATTAACTGATGGTACTGGAATAAAATTTGCTGCATGGAAATCAGACTATCCTAATTTATCAAATCCATGCACAGGTAGTAGGCAATTAATAACTGTTTGCAGATCATATTCAGGTTATTCTACTATAGAAGTGTGGGATATTGATAATAACGTTCGCCACTTTACAGCGCATAATGGAGATAACTATAGACCTTGGAAATCATACTAAAACCACGTTACACTCTATGTTTTTAATGCTGTTGACAATCAGCTGCATTTACGTTTCTTTGTATATAATCTACAAGTATCAACAAATGTTGCCCAATCACTACTGTATTGCCATCTAACTGTATATGTTCAAGATGAAATTGCAAATTCTGGAAAGCTTAATTGAGCATAATAAGCAATACTTGGACATCTTGTTGAATTGGACTATATACTTTTATTCTCCCAGTAATATTTACGTCTCTTGCAACAACGCAACCAGCTATATATTAAAACAAACCTATAATTAAAGGAGGGCAACAACATGCCAAAATGGACAGAATACACATCAAAAGATACGTTAGCGGATAATGACGAAGTAATGCTGTATGACGCAACTGCGAGAGCGAATAAACGTGGACTAATGAGCAAGTTTTGGGATTATGTAGTTGATAAAATGTCAACGGCTGTTATAGGTAAACTGGAAACAGAAAACAAGACAGTTATCGGGGCACTTAACTATTTAAATGGCAACTCATTATCACAAAAGACAGAAAACATTGCGCAATTGCCTGATGGAAATAAAGTTAAATTAATATCGATAGGTGGTTCCGGAATTGATGTTGGTAGTACAGGTGAAAAAATTCCATCATGGTCTTTTGGAATATTTTTACCAAGTAGTGGAGGGTCTGATGCTTGTTTACTTTGTGCTAATTCAACACAGATTACCTTAGCATACAAATCAAGTGGTGTTTGGATTTCTTGTAAAAGAATCGGATAAGATGATCATCTTATCCGAAAGTGGCAGAATAAATAAATCTTAAAAATTATACTTTTGCAAGAGCGCATTGCATCCAAATACTTGATGTAATATGTAAATGCAATGTAACACCATCTGTTAGGCTTACATAATTTTCAGCAGAATTTCCAACCCACAATATTTTTCCAGTTTTACTGGCATTGTCACCGGTTGTTATTACGGCAAAAAAAGTACTCACAATTGAACCATCGCCAACAAACGACATAAAAAAAATATATGTAGACATTCCATTTAAAACATAGTCTCTCTGTAAACAAGTTCCCATGTAAGCATTTATTAATGTCTTGCCATATAAATAGTTAGCGAAAAACAAATAAAATTGCAAAAACTCTATTCACAAAAGATAATACATGATATAATCAGTATATCACAACAACAAAAAGAGAGTTGGACTCCCGACGACCAATCAAAAAGTCCAACTCCAAGCACCACAAAGGGTACAGCTATATTATATAAAAATGTGGGGCTGAAATTCACAATTGCTCGCTGTATCATGTACTTATCAACATGAAAGGAATGATATAATGAGCAAATTACAGGAATTTTTAAGCCTTGGTTATTATTACGCATCCAACGGCGGGTACCTTGAAAAGAAAAGTAATGCCTATCTGGATGATTTTAAAAAGAATGCAGGATACAACAATTACACCAAATTCGCAAGAGATGTAAATAGCTGGGGACAGCCAGGATGCCAGGGGCAGCCGTGGTGTGCAGAGTATCAGTTCTGGAAGCTGGCAAAAGTTCTTGGAATCACAAATGCCCTCAAAATCATGGGTGGTGGTTTTTATAACTGTCAGAGTGTAAAAAACTGGTCGAAAAAACAGGGCACATGGCATACCGTTCCGAAACTTGGTGCACTTCTGATTTTCCGAAATGGCTCCCATATTGGAGATGTACAGAATTTTGATGGAGCTAGAATTTATACTAATGAGGGAAATACTTCCAGTGCTCCAGGAGTGGTGGCAAATGGCGGAGCGGTTCGCAATAAATCCTACTCCATCAACGATCCAGCAATCGACGGATATGTTTGGATTGATTGGGAATCCTATGAAGATACTGTCACATGGAAAAAGGCAGGAATTAGAATAGCGACTGTGAACGATTTATACGTCCGCGAGACACCGAATGGATATGTAATGGGTTCCATTGATAAAGATACTGTTGTTGATATTGATGGAAAAACAAGTGGAAAGTGGACGCATGTAAAAGTTTCCGGTATCGGTATTGGCTGGATCTGGACTGGATATCTAGCAAAGGAGGGTGGCCCCGCATCCGCTACCATTACAGGAAAACAGGATAAGACACAGGTGCTTTTCAATGGAAATGTAACTGCCACTGTGCTTAATGTGCGTACTTGGGCTGGAACTGAGTACCCGAACATCAAAAAATACCCAAAGCTCAACCAGGGAAATGAAGTGGAAGTTATGAATTATACACAGAAAGATAAAAACGGCAGCAAATGGTATTATATTCGTATTGCAGGAAAGTATTATGGCTTTGTATCTGCAAAATATATTAAGAAACAGTAAAAAATATCCCGGGGTTAATTCCCCGGGACTTTCTTTTTTTTAATTACCGACAACATCAATGAGCCAGTTCGTTGGCACATAGAAGATATCATTAATTATTCTTTTGAATTTTTGGGAAAATGTCTAGCTGAAAACCAATCTCGTTGCCTT